TAGGGTTGGCCCGTTGGGGTGGAGCCACTAGTGCGGGGGTCTGTCCGACATAATCCGCCATCTAGCACCTTACCGGGCCAGCCGTGTCACGTCCTACCACGCCAAGGCGGGCTCGCGCCCTGGCGCGTCCTACTTACGCGAACTCCTCAAACCGCTGAAGCTGAATGGTGTACCCCAGCGTGGCGTCCTTGAGGGCTTGGAACGCCATGTTGATCGTCCGGTCAGAATCGGACTGAATCCCTTCCGGGCTCCCGTCGGTCAGTTTGACCCGTGGCATATCCAGCACGTAGGCGCGGGTGCCATTGGGGTCGGCAAAGCGGGCATCCAGCGAGGTTGCCGTGCCGTTGAGGAGCTTCGTCCGAATGGCATTGCTGCCGTAGTACGTGTTGAGGTTCCCGGTCACGACGGCGCGGCCCGCCCCCATGCCCACCGAGGACAGCGACCCCACGGCGTTCTGCCGCCGCAAGTTGTTGTTGAGGGACACCGACAGGCCCAGCACGTAGGAGCCGGTGATGGCGCTCCCGCCTTCTGCCAGCCGCGCCACGTTGGACGAGGTGTTAAACACATCGCCCGCACGCGGCACCGCCCCGAGGTAGTCCGTCGCGGTGTCCGTGGAACTGGCAACCCGTGAAGTGCCGTTGCTGGCACTCAACCCCTGAAACTCCAACGACAGGGACTTAATGGCCTGGGCGTCTGCTTGCAGCGCAAAGCTGTTCGCCAGCATCCCGGCAAACACGTCATACTCCGGGGTCGTGAGGTCTTGATACTGCTGTTCAAAGGAAAACGACTTCTTTGTGGTGCCGTTGCGGAGGTAGTCGCCCACCCACAGCCGGATCGTCTTGCTGGTGCCGCTGTCCGTTGTCCAACCCCCCGGAACGCGGTCAAGCGTCAGGACGGTGGCCGTCACGTCGCTGACGCGCACCCAATCGTTGTTAGCGGCGGTGGCAAACTGCGTCCCGGCCGACCCCCCACCAACCTTCAGCCACATCCCGGCCACAATGCCCAAGTCCGTCCAACTCAGGGCGGAGGTGGTCAGGGTGTTGGTGGCCCCGGCAGCGGCGGTGATGTCTCCCGACGCGCCCTCAATACCAACCACCTTGGAGCGGGCCGTGCCCGGAGGCGACGCCTCGGTGGTCAGGCCGGTGGTCGTGTAGGTGGTGGAGGTGGCGGCGCTGACCCGGAACAGGCCATTGTTGCCGCTGTTGGTGAACCCGCTGTGGCGCACCAAATGACCCGCCGCATACGCCCCCTGGCCGGTGGCCTCCGTGCTGGGGTTGGTGTGCGTGATGACGGTAGTGGTCGCATCGGTGAGGACGCTATCCGCCGACCCGTTGTTATAGCGGTACGGCATCTGTGCCCACGCGGCAAAGAACGCACTCTCCAGCAGCGGGTCGGTGTTGGCGAACGAGAATTCGGCGTCGAAGGAACCGCCCGCTTCCTGCCCGACCCGGATAAGGTCGGTCACCTGGCGGTCACTTGCTAGCTCGTTGCTCTGCACGGTCAGGGGCCGGTAGGTCAGGCCGCTGCGCGTAATGCGAAGCTGCTTCCATGCGGGGGACGCTGGCGTGGTGCCCAGCGTGGACTCCGCCACGAAACTCAGTTTGGTACGATTGGCGTCAGACATAAGCTACTCCTCCCTTTCGGGGGTGGTTACGCGGGGTTGGTGGTATCCATCTCGACGGCGATGGACATGGGGAGTTGCCGCCACGCCGCATCTGTGGTGATAGCGGGGCCACGGGTTGCGCTGCGGACAAGCACGGTTTGGCCGTTGTAGGACAGCACCAGCCCCGGCCAAAACGCGGCGATGATGGCGTCCGCTGGCCCATCGCCTTCTGTCCCGCGAAGTGCGGGCACAAAGAGGTCAACCTGATATAGTGCCAGATGCCGGACACGTGCATATGGGCCAACAGACACGCGATCCGCCCCGGCGGGAAGGACGGTATCACGCAGCCACGCGGTGCCCGCCGTGGGCGTAAAGTCCCGTCCCTCCCATGCGCGTTGGGGGGCGTCCGGAATGCCACTCACGGTCAACAGGCGCGTCCGCAGGGCTCCGCGAAGGTCACTATACAAACTCACGCGCCCGCCTGGCGTTGTGTCATGCGGGCCGACACCACCCGCACGGCCCGTTGGGCCAACTGTGGGGCGGCGGCAATGGCCGCACGAATGAACCCACGCGGGGCCATACGGGATGTGCCGTACTCCAGATAGCCGATGTAATGGGCATTGTTGCGAAACTCCACAATGTCGCCCACCCTAGCCCGCAATAAATCCTGCTGCGCCCGCGCACTCACGGTGGTCTGTTCCGCCGCCGTGACCGTGGCCGTACTGGCCCCGCCAATCCCGGCCGACCAGTTGGCGCGAGCGTACCCGGTGTCTACCGGGGTGCCCTTGCTATATCTCCCGCCCGTACTCATTTCGTTAAACAGCAACACACAGAAGGTTTGGAACCATTCGTCGGCGTTGGTCTGCATGACCTTGGCCGCGTTCTTGAGCTCCGTGTCTACGCGCTTGCCGTCCATCGTGACCGAGATGAGTGGCCGGGACATTACTGACGCACCTCAAGCCGATACGCGACGGCATCGGCCCGATTAGGAATCCCGGTCACCGCCTGTACCGTCCACTCCTCGTCATTCCATGTCACACGATCCCCGGTGGCCGGTGCCCACGGGAGGCCGTGGGCAGACAGCACTACGGCAAGGGTGCGCCGTACCTCGCTGTTGCTCCGCGTATCCGGCACCACGGGCACGGCAAAGCCCACGGTGTCTATCGTCATGTCCCCGGCATCCGTCACGGTGTCCGTGATGGGGTCAAGCGCACCAGCGGTGACACGGGTGACCCGTACCGGCCCCTTGGCCTCCTTGGGCACGGCCAGGTATGCGCGGCCGACAGCGGCACGGAGGTTCATCCACGCACCGTCTTGGGCTGATGCGTCCGCACAAGGTGGCGCAGAATGGGCCGCACCACCGTGGCAAGAAACCGCGTGCCGTCGCTAATACTGGCCGTCGCGGCGTCATAACTGACGGACAGTTCCCCGCCGAGGGCAATGCTCGACACCCCGGCGGAACCGTCCGCTGCAAAGGGATCGGTGTCGGTGCCCTTGGCGATTAGGAACCGGGCCAGGGCGGCGTGAGCCCGTTTGACCGGCTCGGGGATTTCGCTGCCGTCATACATGGCCGTATTGACGGTCAGGGACGCCAAACTGGTCGTGTCGGCGTCCGGCTGCTTTAAGACGTTCAGGCGGGGCCACGCCAACGCCTGTGCCACCGTGGCGCGGTCACCGGCAAACCGGTGCGTGTCCAAGACACGGCTAGCGTGAATAAGGGCGCGCTTTTGATCGTCGGGGTCGGCCATCGCCCACGTAGTGTCCACCGGCCACGCCTCCAATGCGTATGCCGTAGTCTCTGCGACTGAGGCATAGCTATTGGCCGTGGCACTACCGGGGGTGGTCACTAGGGTAAGCGGCATGAGACATTCTCCACGTGGGTTGCGTAGGCAGGGGGCAGGGGGCCACCCCCCACCTACGCTCCCGCACGGACTAAAGGGTTACTGACTTACTTCACCTGCAAGCGGACACCGGCCAGACGCTTCACGTCGCTCGTCCCGGCAACATCCCAGTTGGACGAGGTGCCAAGGTTGCCATCGGTGGGGTTGGCCCCGCCGTTGGCGACATCCCACTTAAAGCCCTTGACGGCCAGGTTGAACGCGTACTCGCCCTGCACCCGGACGGCCAACTGCTCCAGCCCGGTGACAACCTCCGAAACCAGCTCCTGCTCCTCCGACTCAATGCACCGCACCGCGCCAGCCGTGAGGCCAAGCACGAAGTAGTCATCGGGGGTGCCAGCGGTATCAATGAGATCGGCCGAGTCAATGACAATGAACGGCTTCCCTAGCGTGCCGGGGCCACCGCCATAAATCACGGTGTCGGCCACGTTGGTCACCTTGTCGGACAGGGTCTGGCCCACCAGGTCGAAATACGACTTGGAGTGCCCGATCCACGCGACAATGTCATTGGCCTTGTCGCCGCGAAGTGCCATCGCGTTGACGAGGTAGGTGTGGGTCAGGGTGGTCGGAGTGCCACCAGACTTGTCCACGTTGGCCCCCGCCTGTCCGCTGATGGCAGCGTTGGCGGCCTTGATGGAGGTGTAGATCATGTCCTTGGCCTTGGCCTCGCCAATCATGCGGCCAAGCTGGAAGGACATCTCCGCCGGGGACGCGCCCAGCTTGCGCCACGAATTCATCGTCTGCGCCACGGGGCCGATCTTCCGGTTGACCTTGACCGAGATATACTCGTCCATAGTCATCGCAAGATCACTTGCGGTGTTAACCGAGGTGAGGTCACGCCGGGTGACCAGCGAAGAGATCTCCTTAAGGAAGCTCTCCTTGCCGTAGTCGCCCTTCATGTCGGTGGCGGTCATCTGGATTGCACCAGCCGACGCGCCGTTGAACACATCCACCAGGGAAGTCAGGGCTTCATACTGACCGCCGTAGAACTCCTCCTGATAGATGGTGAAGTCACTCTGCTTGCCGATTGCCATACTGCCCTCCTACGAAGTGTGGTAAAGTGCGTGGTTAATGCCCGGTGGCCCACGCAAAAAGGCGCGTGCCGGGACGGTGTTACTGTCCAGCCCGCGCCTTGCGCGTTCCGTTGACCCATGCGCCGTGCGCTCCTTGGGAGCGTGGCGGGAGTCGTGCTACACACATGGGGGCAACGCTTGGCGTTACCCGTGCTGCGATCCTGCGACGCCGCGCTACGCGGCGGGAAGTGCCTTAAACGCGGCCAGCCCATGCTCCTGAATGAACGCGACCTTCTGCGCGTCCGACGTGAGGTCTTTCAGGGAACGGATGGTGTAATTGCCGGTGCTGCTGCTTGTGGTGCCAGACCCCTTGGCCCCCATGCCCTTAAACGCCAGGGCAAACCGCTTATCCTTTGCCATTTCTTCCACAAGGTCGGCAATCGTCATGGGGTCGCCCTTTGGCCCCTTGATGGCCGGGTCGCCCCGGTCATCGGTAACGACTACCGCGAAGTCGCCTTGCTCGTCCTCCACCATTTTTACGCGCTGCTTGAGGTGTGGCAGCAACAGATCAACGCTTTCCGGTGTAACGGTCACGGGTGCCAGGGCGGCACGGCCAGCGGCTACCACGTCCCGGTCATAGGCCCGCGCCCGCATCCGGTCATACCGGGATGTCCATGTGGCCCGCTCTACCTCATGCGCCTTGATAAGCTTGTCCTTGAGCTTATCAAACTCCCCGGCTCGTCGCGCCTGTTCTTCCTCCGCGTGCGCCTTGGCCTGAATCGCAGCCCGTACCTCGTCTGGATCCAGCCCTTCAAACGCCTTGAGCTTGTCCCGCAACGCCTTATTGGCCTGTATGACCTCGGCGTTTTTGGACTTCAGCCCGGTAATGTCCTCGTCCGTATAGGTACGTGACGGTGCCCGTTCGGCGGCGGTGGCGGTGGTCGTGGTACTGGTTGTGGCGTCCGGTGTCCCCTTGGGGGCCATGTCCTCGCTCATACGCTCCGTGCGGCTTGGCCGCGTGGTGGTGGGTCGCACCTTGGATGCGACATGATCCAAACGACAACGGCCCCGCCCGCTGGTGTGCGGGCAAGGCCGTGGGGGCCGCTTGGGTTGGTAGTGCTGCCAGCAATCTAGGGCACGCGCCCTATTCGGTCAACTAGCGTTGGTGGTCAACAGCCGGTACGTCCGCACGCCCAGGGCAAAG